ATACGCTATCTTTGGCGTGGTAGTAGTGTCATTAAAGGTCATAGGGAAGACCTTGATACCGGTAATCTACCCGAGGGCGGGTGAATGTTCAATGTCCGGGAAGAAAAAAGAATAGACGGTGGAGGTGGGGTATGGCGGACGGTGAAAAAGAGGAACCCTTGTACGACGGGTGCTGTAGCGATGAATTTTTCTGCAAAATGGCTTTTGAGGTCATAAAGCCGCTGCGTGGAATGAGCATCGCCCAGGCCGAAGCCGTGCTCAAAGAAGCCCAGACGGTGCTCAAGAACAGCATTTTTATCAAGATCGAAGACGTTGATGAAGTAAAGCGACGATTCGTTCTTCCTTTTGGACAACAAGGTCAACAGCTTCCTGAATGAAATCTCCGCCGATCCTTTTAACCCCGCTCTCTTTCTTTAAGTGTTGCTCGAGAATGAGCACTTGGGTGGCGAGGATTGATTCAAGCAGTTTGGTGTTTTGGTCCATGACTTTCTCCTTGTGTGAAATGGGTAAACGTTCGTGGTGGCTCGATTTTCAGAGTAGCACAAGGGGATTTTTTCACAACGGGTTGTTTTTATGAGTGAAGAGCGGATGGCAGACATTGTGTGGCGGTGGGGTAATGCCGCCACGCATGGCAAAAAACCACTAAGAATTGAACTGTTCCAGGCGGAACAGTGGCGACCAGGCTACAGGCCGCACAAGAAAACCATGTACCCGCATCCACCACTGCGCAACCGAGAATACTGGCAGCAGTATTACCGGTTGCGTGTTGATGGGCGATGGTATGGAAGGCCCGGATACAAATACAGATTTTACACACTGGAGCAGGCCGTGAAGCTGGCGGAACACCTATATATAGGGTGCGAGTGATGGTCACACAGTTAGGCCTCTTTAATCAAGCGCCTACCCTCAACGTGCTGCGCGACTTGAAAATCGCCATGGCCAGGGCGGCCAAGGAAACGGGACTGAGCCGCGAGGAACTGTGCGACCGGATCAACCAGGTTGCGGACCGATACGGCGTGCGGCTGGTCAAGGGCACCGGGCAGAACCTGACCCTGGACAGCCTGGAGAAGTGGCTGAACCCGGAAGACAAGGAACGGGTGATCCCGGCGAAGGCGCTTTCGGTGTTCTGCGCGGCGGTGGAAAATATCGAGCCGATGCAGGTGCTGGTGGCGCCGCTGGGCTGGCGGATCATTGACGATAAACAGGCAAAATTACTGGCCTTGGCGGAACTTGACAGGGACGTGAAGAAGAAGAAAGCCATGATGAGGAAGCTGGAGGCTGAGATATGAAACGGAATAGCACGGAGATAAAGGTGTGGATGCTGCGCAATAAATTGCGTGAGTGCGACATTGTCCGGGAGACTGGAGAAGAACAGACCTATGTCAACAAGACCCTGCTGGGAAAGAAGCATAACCGGAGAGTGCTGCGATATCTCCTTAATAAAGGATGCCCGGCCAAACACCTGGCGCTGCCCAAAGACATGATAGAGGTTACCCCATGACCAGAGAAGAGTTTGCCAAGCAGATGCGGGCCGACCAGGCTGAAGTGATGCGAGGTAAGGCCGAGGAATTCAAACAAGAGCTGATTAAAAAAACCACCCCAAAGGAAGATGACGATGCACCCATTAGCCGTTAATCCGCCAGAGCCGTTGTCACAACGCGAAGAGAACCTGTTGGCCCAGTTGGAGCAGGTGATTGAGACCAATATGAAGGGCTTTGTGCTGGTGGGCATGGCACTGGCGCAGATCCGGGATGAACGGCTGTACCGGATAGAGTACCCGACCTTTGAGGAGTATCTGTTGCGGGTGTGGGATATGGCCGCAAAAACGGCATATCGGTTAATGGCAGCGACCAAGGTATATAAAAGCCTCGAAGAGGGGCTCACAGTCGAAAACGTGACCAATTGGTCACAAAATGAGAATGTGCGCCATGGCGCACAAATTGAAATCATCCTCCCACAAAACGAGGCGCAAGCCCGTCCCCTCGCCCTCCTCCCCGAGGAAGAGCAGCTGCCAGTTTGGCTCTATATCCTCGACCAGGCCAGCAACCGCAAGTGCGCGATCACGGCCAACTTCATCATCCAGTGCCTACTGGAGCGCCAACAGGAAAAGATTAAAAAGAACGTCAATAAAACCCGCGAGCACGCCAGCAAGTCCACCGAGCTGCCCGCCATTGTGAAGCAATCGTTCCAGGCGCTGCTGGATGTGGTGCACCTGCAGAACGATACCCAGTGGCAGCAGGTCGGCCGGAAGACGATCGTGGCCCTGCTGGAAGATCTCCTTGAAGGCTTGAAAAACTAAGGAGCGCGGACAGCATGGCAAAGGGGACAGTGACCGCGGGCGAGATCGCCGAGGCAACAGGGGATCATCGAACAACTGTTATTCGAACGCTGGATAAGCTCCAGGCCATGTTCGTCTGGCGCAAAGGCCCGGCCGGCAACGAAAAGCACTATCCCCTTTCCCAGCTGCCCGAGGAATACCGGGTGGCGATTATCGCCAAACAGGCTATCCCGGGATGCGACCTGCCTGACAGCGTCGCCGGGACCATCGGCGTCGAAGCCGCCCAGGAAATCCTGGCGGCGCGGGCAGAAGAGAAGGAACGGGAGCGGATCGCCAAGGAACAGAGGCTGGAGTCATTTGAACGGCTGCCGGAGCAACGCAAGAAAGAGGCCCTTGCTCGCCGGGCCCTGCTGGAAATGTGCGACGGCTTTGTCAAGGCGGCGGGCTACGAGATCCCGGCCTATGCCCAGCGCAGCAAGAAGGCGGATCGGGCCTTTGTCGAGGCCTACAACGCGGGCCGGATCAAGATCTCCGAGGAGATCATGGCGGTGGTCGGGGCAAAGACCAGCTATTCCACCCTGCGGCGGATCGCCGAAAGTTACCACAAGCATGGCCTGCCCGGGCTGGCGCTGGGCTACCACAGCCCCCGGCGCGGCGGGACCACGCTTTCCGAGGAACAGCAGGAGCTGGTGCTGAGCACCATGTGCCTGAATCCGAACACCAGTTCCATCAACATCCACAAGATCCTGCAGGGCAGGTTCGGCCGCGAGGTGCCATCGGCTACCGTCATCAGCCGCTTCCGCAGCAACTGGATCAAGGAGAACGCCGAACTGTGGATGTTTTACCGCAACCCGGACGAATGGAAGAACAAGTGCATGCTGGCCTTTGGTTCGGCCAGCGAGCGGGTCGAACGGCTCAATCAGCTATGGGAGGCGGACTCCACCCCGGCGGACCTGATGCTTGCCGATGGCCGGCATTCCATCATCGGGGTGGTCGACGTCTACAGCCGCCGCCTGCGGTACCTGGTCTCCAAAACCTCGAAGGCGGTTTCAGTGGTGGCGCTGATCCGGCACTGCGTGATCGAATGGGGCGTGCCGGAAGTGCTGAAGATCGACAACGGCAAGGATTACCGGTCGGCGCATGTAACCCGGGTGTTGGACAGCCTGGAGATTCAGCGCGAATACTGCACCCCGTTCCAGGGCCAGGAAAAACCCCATATCGAGCGGTCTTTCCGTACCTTTCTCCATGGCCTGGTGGAGCTGATGCCCAAGTATATCGGCCATAACGTGACCGAACGAAAGGCGATCGAGGCCCGGCGCAGCTTTGCCGACCGGGTGATGAACAAGGACAGCGATCCGGTCGACGTCAACATGACGGCGGAAGAGCTGCAAAAGTTCTGCAACGAGTGGACCAGCTGCGTGTATCAGCACGATCCGCATCGGGGCCTGGACGGCAAGAAGCCGATCGACATGGTGCGGGAATGGAAGCAGCCGATCCGGCGGATCCACGATATGCGCGCCCTCGACATGCTGCTGATGCCGGCACCGAGCGACGGCGGCCGGCGGACGGTGGAGAAGAAAGGCATCCGCGTCGACAACCGCTATTACCAGTCCAAGGAGTTTGCCGGCAACCTGGGCGAGAGCGTCATGGTGCTGCTCGATCCGGCGGACATGGGCACGGCCTACGTCTACCTGTATGGCGATCGGGGCGAACGCAACTTCCTTTGCGTGGCGATCGACACCAAATGGCACGGTATTGACCGGGCTAAGTTCTCGACCTCCTCGCGTAAACACCAGACCCGGATCATGAACGAAGGCGCCAAGAAATTGAAGGAACTGAGCAAGCAAGAGGGCCAGCGGGAGGCGTATGCGGAGTATGTCGATTTCCGCAAATCCGAAATAGCGAACCTGGTGGAGTTCCCCCAGGCGAGCGAAGAGCATACGACCCCGGCGCTGCAGGAAGCCGCCAAGGCGGTTGTGGCCATTGACCAGGCGCACGGGCAGCAGGATGAGATGACGCAAAAGCTGCGGGAGATAGAGATCATCATGTCCGAGCCCACCCCGCCCCAGCCGGTGAAAGAGCAGAAGATTATCAACCTGATTACCTGCAAAACAGACCGATACCTCGACATCATGGCGTCGGTGCGGGTCGAGAAACGCCAACTGACCCAGTGGGAATTCGATTTCCTGACGGACTTTTATACCAAAGAGCCTGCGGGGAAATCGTTTTTGCTACTGGAGGGCGACGTGCGAGAGAAGATCGGCTTGGCCGATGCGAGCCAGGCGAAGGGGTAAACGTTCCCACGCGGAGCGTAGGGACGAGGGCGGCCGGACGCTGCTTCGAACAGCATCCGGCCCAAGACTAAAGATGAAGAAGTTGGAGGAAAAATACCCAATGATTGACACTTTTGCAACCACGCAAAACGTGCGCCGGTTCATGGCGGGCATGGAGGTGCTGAAGCGGCCCGTGAAGGGGCGGATCGGCATCATGCTCGCCTATGGTCCCTACGGCACCGGAAAGACCGAGATCGGCGGCTGGTACTACACCAACCACGGCGTGCCCTATGTGCGGGCCACGGATGGCGGCACCCGCAGGGAACTGCTGGCCAACATCGTTTCCGCCCTGGAAGAGGCCCCGAAGTACCGCTCGGCCGATATCTTCGAGCAGCTGCTCAACATCCTGGACGAACAGTCGATGCCGATCATTATCGATGAGACCGATTACCTGGTCGACAGCGGCATCATCGAGACGGTCCGGGACATCAGCGACATGACCAACGCCCCGATCATCCTCATGGGCATGGACGGGATCGAGCGCAAATTGAAAGCCTATCCGCATCTGTGCGACCGGATCACGGTGACCACCAAGTTCGAGCTGTTCGACCAGCGGGAGATCGCCAACTACGCGGCCCAGGTCTGCGAAGTGAAGCTGACCGACGAGGCCATCACCTTTATCCATCTGCACGGCAAGGGCCGGCTGCGGATGACGACCACCTGGCTGGAGCGGGCCGAGCGGATTGCGACCCACAACAAGCTGGAAGTGGTATCGGCGGCGCATCTGGAAGCGTATTTGAAAAAGGAGCAGCTGCGATGAGTATTCTTCTTCTGAAAGATCAAGACAGAATCGAGGACAATCGCGACATTGATGATTGCAGTCGTTGCTACAAAAAAGGGAAAAAAAGAAAAGGGAAACTCTGCTACCAGGTAGTAGCAGAAGGATCAGACACACTTGGCGCAAAGGTAAAAATTGCCTTTTCAACGAGACTTTGCGGGTATTGCTACCCGGTGGTGTCAAGAAAATTGGATGCAGAGGGCCAACCTCCATTGAGGATGGGCTCCAAGCTACTTCAAGACACCGTAGACCGAACACCCTGGAACTGTTGGGAGTTTCTCCAATGACCGTGCTCGACCCGGTCATCCTCTATCTGCTCACCAGCGGCCGCAAAACCGTGACCCTTGAGCAGGTGGCGGCAGGATCGGGACTGCAGCGGGTGGCGGTGTTGCGGGTGCTGGATAAGCTCGCCGGGGAAGGCTACCTGGAAGAGATCGCCAACAGCCCGGTACCCCACGGTTTTAGGGAGTGCGGGCCGGAACGGCAGAACCCCACCTGGAAGATTATCCGGGACCTGACCGAGCGGCCGGTTAAACGGCCCAAGCGCACCACGGTCCGGGATAAGATCTGGCGAGCGGTCAAGCGGCTGCAGCGCGGTTTCACCCGGTCCGACCTGGTGCGGCTTTCCGGGGCGACCCGGGGCAGCGTCGAGGACTACACCAAACTGCTGGAGCGTGATGGGTTTATCAATGTGGTCGGTAAAACCGGCCATCAGAAGCGCTTCAACCTGGCCACCAGCGAATTGAAGCGGCCCAAGGTCAGCGAAAAACCAGAAAACAAGGAGTCCGGAGGGACAACGATGGAGCAAGGATGGCTGGAGATATTACGACAGCGTTCCGACCTGGTCGGCATGGCGGAAGTGGCCCGGGAGATGGGTGTCTCCAACGCCACCATCTCCCTGCTTCTGTCCGGCAAGTATCCGGCGAGCACCGAAAAAATGGAACGGCGAACAATGAAGATGTACGGCGCCAACGGCCATGTGGTCTGCCAGGTCCTGGGCGAGATCACTCCGGCCAAGTGCGCCGAGCTGTGGAACCGAGCGAAGAAACTAGGCGTCAAGGGCGGCAATCCAAAGGTGATCAAGCAGCATAAAGCCTGCCTGAAATGCGACTTAAGGAACAGTTAAACAAGGAGAACATCATGGGAAAAGACACCTTAGAAATGAACCGGAACCTCGAAGATATCGGCGCCAAGGTCAGCGAGTTGATGCTGATGTCGTGGATCGCCGAGCTGGAGGGCTCCGACATCCACAGCAAGCTGCTCCAGATCCACCAAACAACCTGCCAGCTGCAGCAGGCTTTCTGCAACCCGGCCATTGTCGAGGGGTATCGGGCCGCGGCTGTCAACCAGATCTGGCGGGTGGGCGAACTGATCAGCGAGATGGACATCACCCCGGATCACCGGCAGATGCTGTCGATCGGCATGGCGGCGGAACGGGCGGTAGAGATGATCAAGGAGTACAAGCAGATCCTGAGGTTTGCCGCCAACGTGAACAAAGAAACCGACCCGGAAACAGCGGTCGAGGAGGCGGCGTAATGGAAGAGATGACCATCCCGGAAGGGTACAAACGCAACGCGATCGGGCACCTGGTGCCGATCGAGCAGATTGACGAAATCGACCGGCTCCGCGACGACTTTGTCCGCAAAGCGGTGGGGCAGGCGGCAACGGTTTCGGAGACGCTGGCGTCCTACAAGGCCCAGTTGTCCGGCGACATGCAGGCGTTTTTGGACCTCAGCTCCGAGAAATACCAGGTCAAGAGCGGCGGCGCCAAGGGCAATGTCAGCCTGATGAGTTTTGACGGCCGCTACAAGATCATCCGCGAGATCGCCGAGCGGCTCGACTTTGACGAACGGCTCCAGGCCGCCAAGGCCTTGATCGATGAATGCCTCCGGGAATGGACCAAGTACGCCGGTTCCGAGGTGCGCACCCTGATCGAGGACGCCTTCCAGGTGGATGTCAAAGGCCGGATCAACACCAAGCGGATCCTGAGCCTGCGCAAGCTCAAGATCGAGCATCCCACCTGGCAGCAGGCCATGGTCGCGATCGGCGAGGCGGTCACGGTCACCGGCTCCTGCACCTATTACCGGATCTACAAGCGGGACGAAAACGGCAAATACCATCAGTTGAATCTGGATTTCTCGGGGGTGTGAGATGGCAACATTAGGCGAAATGATGCGGAGGATTACGGGAAGACGGGCGCAGGTCAATGGTCCGGGAGAAGAGAGCGCTCAAACCCAGGCCAAGCGCGGGCCGAGGAGCTACGAGGTGCCGGCCGGGCTGCTGCCGAGGTTTTTCGAATTGTATGAAAACGTGTTGTCGGCCGAGCGGATGGGTCGGGGCCCGGTGGCCGGTTACGAGTTGTGGACCTGGCTGCACAAGCGCTGCCCTGAGGTCAAGCATGGGCATTGGAAGCTGGTGGTCGGCAGAGTATCGGCGGAAGTGGTCGAGGTGCTGCAATGAAGCATAAAGCAACCGCAACCATGCTGGTGCAAATGGAGTCGGTGTTCGAGGATGACGGCGAGCACCCCCTGGTCGACCAGGCCCAGGCCGCCCTCGATGCCGAAGCGGAATGGCGCTGCTGCCTGCGGGAAGGCGAGTACACCCTGGAGGGCCTAAAGACCGTGCCCCTGGGGAGGGGGTAAGCGAAATCCCGGCCTGGCCGGGATCATGCGGAGGTGGCGCTCCGTGTCTGATGAGCAGCCAGGTAGGGTGCGCCGTGCGCACCGGTGGATGGTGCGCACGGCGCACCCTACGGAACAGATGGGCAACCAAGAAGGAGATAACAATGCCTGTAAGGAAAGCCACTAAAACTGCGAACATCAACGCAAACCTCTATGACGGAGAGTTTCAGCTGGGCTTTGATTGTGTGGGTGTGGAGAATTGTCGGTTTGCGCTCTGCCCGCTGATGCCTCCGACTGGCGATGAAGACTGCACCTACCGAGAGCATGGATCGTGCAGGGATACATCGGCACAACAGGCAGCGCTCGAAGCGCTCAAGAAAAGAATTGTGAAAGAACTGAAGCAGCGCGAGGATGATTCGATATGATCCTTATCTGTCCCTCATGCGGGGGCACGCACAGCGCGGAGGCCTGGGAGAACGACACTATGGCGAGACAAGCGCTGCAGGCGGCCTGCGCCCTGCCCCCCGAGGTCAGCAAGGTTTGCCTCGGGTATCTGTCCCTGTTTCGGCCGATGCAGCGGGCGTTGTCCTGGAGCAAGTCGCTGCGGATCATCAACGAGCTGTCCGCCCTGATCGCCCCCGGCCACATCCAGGTCCAGGGCAAACCGGCCCGGCCCTGCCCTCCCCGGATCTGGGCCGTGGCCATGGAGCAGATGGTCGAGCGTTCGGCCACCCTTCAGCGGCCCCTGAAAAATCATAACTACCTGCGGCAGATCGTCCATCAGCTGGCCGACCAGGCCGATGCCGGACGGGAAAAGCAGGTGATCAAGGCGGAACAAACCGGATCGACCAAGATCATACGGCCCGCCGATGACGAGATGAGCCCGGCGATGCGGCGCTATATTGAAGAAAATGGCGATCCCTTGGCGAGTCCGGCCCTGGGAGAGATGATGCAAAAAATGAAAGACAGACAAGGAGAAATGCGATGAAGTCCCTGACCGATTTAAACGATCAACTGTTCAACCAACTCGACCGACTCAGCAATACAGCGCTCACAGGCGACGCCCTGGCCGAAGAGATCCGCAGATCCGAGGCCGTGGTCGAGGTGTCCACCCAGATCATCTCGAACGGCAACCTGGTATTGAGGGCCAAGGTCGCGGCCGAGGAGCGCGTCCACGGCGGCAAGCTGCCGGCAATGCTCGAATGCGCGTCGGCCGAAAAACCACAATGAAATATCATCGTTACACCCCGGAGCAACTCGCCTTTGTCAGGGAGCATCTGCACCTGACCAAGGCGGAGTTGGCCGCGGCCTTTACCGCGCGCTTCAGCCTGGTCCGGACAGCGGGCCAGCTCAAATCCTTGTGCGGCAACCACAAAATCAGCACGGGCAGGAGCGGTAGGTTCGAGAAGGGCAACGTGCCGCATAACGCCGGCAAGAAGGGTTGCAATGGCTTCAGCTCGACTCGTTTCAAGAAAGGCGCCCGGCCTCATAACTGGTTGCCGGTCGGATCGGAACGGATCTCCAAGGATGGCTATGTCGAGGTGAAGATCGCGGAGCCGCATGTCTGGAAGGGCAAGCATGTCATACTCTGGGAGCGGGCTAACGGGCCGGTGCCCAAGGGTTGCGCCATCATCTTCGGTGACCGGGACAGCCGGAATTTTGCTCCGGCAAACCTGATTAGAGTGTCGCGGCGAGAATTGCTCTACCTCAATCGCAAGGGGTTGATCCAGCCCGACACTGATCTGACCCAGGCGGGGGTGAACGTCGCCAAGGTTGCGGTCACGATCTTCGAACGGAAGAAAAAACGAGGGAGCAAAGGAGCATTTGGGAACCAGCTCAACAAGGAGGTCAACCATGCCGCCGACTAACGCTCAACGGGCACAGATCAAAATCGCGCAGAAAGAGCTGGGGCTTGTGGACGATGATTATCGGGCCATCCTCAAGGTGCAGTTCAACCGAACATCGTGCATGCAGCTCTCAACAGTGCAGGCCGAGCGGCTGATCAGGCACTTTCAAAAGCTCGGCTGGGTGAAGAAATCACAGAACAAGCTCCCTGGATTCGAAGTGCCACCGGACGGTAAGTCGCAGAAGATCCTGGCGCTGTGGATTACCCTGCATAAGGCCGGGCCGGTCAAGGATGGCTCGGACCAAGCGCTGATGAAATTCGTCAAGCGGATGACCAAAACCAAAACATTCCCCGGCAAGGATCACCTCAAGTTCTGCGACGGCCAGGACAAATTCAAGATCATCGAAGCCCTCAAGGATTGGGCCAAGCGGGAGGATGTGGATGTCGGATAAGCGGATCACTGACCTGCCGGAAGCCTACCGGCCGGCCATCAAGGCCCTGCCGGGAGACATGCAGATGCTGGCGGCGGGCATGGAAGAGCGGTTCCCCGGCATGGGCGTGTTGATCATCATGGCCCTGGCCGAGATCGTCAATGGCCAGTGGGTCTATGTGCGCCGGATGGATGGGCCGATGCGGTCCTGGCGGGACGATCAAATCCGCGCCCAGTACGACCTGGGCGGCATCACCATCCGGGAGTTGGCGCGGTACTGGGGGCTCAGCCAGAGCAGCATCGAGAAGATCCTGGCCAAGCCCGCCAGCCAGGCGGAGTTGAAGAGCAAGCAGATGGAGTTGTTTAAAACTTGAGAGGAGCCACAATGGTACCAGCAGAACTACCTGAAATGAAGCATTGGCGAGGAGACAAATGGGTTGATGGCTTTACCGGCTGCGGCCCTATCACTATCGATAGCCAGCCTCCGGATGCGCCCTGCCTCTATTGCCGTATGCAGTTCCGGGATGCAAAGGGAGTGCTCGGGTACGAACTCAATTCGGCTCCGGGACCCGGCCAGGGTTTGTTGGAGATTATCGATGCGGTTAATTACATCTTCTCGCGTCCAGCCCAGGACTTGCCGCTGGGGGTTGGAACCTGGAAATGCGATTTCGAAACCTACACGACCTCCGCGCACACCGATCCACCCACGACCTGGTTTCGTGGCAAGATGACCGTCTTGCAGGACGCGACCCATGATTAACTGCCCGGTAACACTGATACAGCGTACAGTCGCAGCCACGGTGACAGTCGGTGGCGGGATCACCGCCACGGTGGTTACAGAAGCGCGGCAGGTTTCTGTTCCTGTTCCGGCGGTGCCGGTTGGGGGAACAGGAGCCGACGGTACGGATGGAGCGGACGGCCACAGTCCGGTTCTCACCTGGAGCGGAGATCAGATAGCCATTGACGGCGATCTCTCTGGACCGCACCTCACCGGTCCCCAAGGGCCTGCGGGCGGTGATGGAGCCGATGGAGCTCCGGGCCTTCAAGGAGCGGCGGGGGCCGAAGGCGCGCCTGGAGTGGCCGGCGGCGACGGTACGGATGGAGCGGACGGCCACAGCCCGGTTCTCACCTGGAGCGGAGATCAGATAGCTATTGACGGCACGGTCACCGGCCCGCATCTTACCGGACCAGCTGGAGGAGGGTATGGAGACTCTAATTCTTTTAAATCGTTTGCCGTGGCTATGGCCGTGGCAATGGGGTGACACTCATGAAACAACTCGTAGGATCAGATGTAGGGCAATACAGTTTCAACCCTGCAACAAGAGGCATCACGTTTACTAGTTTACCACCCTCTTTCTCCCTGGTCAATGTGCTGGTCATTACCAACCTGACCGCCGGCGCAATGATCTACAATTTTGCCGACCCAACCCTTGGTGGCGATCTAACGGGGAACGTGCTCACACTTAATACCGACACGACCGCCATGCAGTCCACGGACGTGCTGCAAATCTGGGTCGATCTGCCTTCGGTATCGGTGCTCTCTGATCTTCTGATCGTGATGCGGCAGATGATTACCGCCCTGGTGTACCCGCCGCATCTCGACAGATCGCAGAACAGGTCAAGAGTTACGGCGCTCGTTGAGTCAGGAACGGTCACGACAGTGACGACAGTGACCGGAATTTCCAATCTCGACGGCTACCAGAGTAAGCTGCCGGTTATCAACACCAATCTCAACGCATGGGCCAATGTGGTCCGGAGGAAATTCAGCTAATGGCCAATAATTTCAAGAAAGGCATAGACCGCATGATGTGGGCGCAGGTGGCCCCCGGAGCCAACGCCCACGCGGCAGGCATGGGGATGGCGACGGACCTCAGAAACACGGTGGACCGGAACCCGTTCCTTTTCCAGCTTGCGTCAGCTACTGTTCTCAACCGGTTCAACATCATTACAAAATCATGGAATCTGGTTGTCTCTCCAGCCCTGTCCGGGACGTTCGGCGCTGGCTCCGGGTGTGTGTTCGCCCCTTCGCATGCGCTTGCCGGGGCGATAGGTGTCGGGAGTACGCCGACCTCTGTCGTGACTACCACGGCAATGACGGCTGTCGGCGTTAATATGCTGGCGAATCGCGGAGGGTCCGGGGAGTACGGATTCAAACTGAGGGTCATCGGCAAGGTAAGCGGCAAAACCGAGGAACGGTGGATTACCGGCAACACCGGCGGGACCACGCCAACAATATCGCTTGACTCCCCCCTCTCCTTTTCCCCATCGTCAGGGGATGTCTACGAGGTGCTTGGCGGTAGGGTGTTCATGCTCAACGCCGGCACCCTGGCCGCCGGCAGTTGGAAAAGCTTCGAGGTGGCGAGCAATACGCTCGCCACCAAAACGCAGACCAATTTGCCCGCCACGGTGGGAACCGCTTTCTCGGCTGTGGCGCTGGACGAACTGTATGTGCCCTATGATCGAAAACCCGGAGAGGGTTTTCTGGTGGGTGCCGGCACCTACAACGGCGGAGGACTCCTTTGCCTGGTTGCCTCAGGGATTGCGGCTTCCTCACTCACCGGCCAGAACGCCGGCGGAGATGCCGGGGTGCTGGCCAACGAATACCGCAACTTCCAGATCCGCATTGTCGAGGACACAGCCACTCCCACGGCAGTCGGCCAGCGGAGAATCATTGCCTCCCATACCGGCGGCCCGAGCCCGGTGTATACCCTGGGGACGACCTGGACCGTCAACCCGTCCGCCACCGCCAAATTTGTCGTCGAGCTGCCGAATCTCATTGTGTTGTGGACCTCGGCTTCAACCACCACCTACGCCTACAACTACGGCACAGCAACGGTGAGCAACGGCACCAACACCATTGGCGCCGACGCCTGGAGCTCCACTTATTTTTCAGCCAGAGGGGGGGCAATGGCCGCTGGCTGCACCTCGTTTGCCTCTTTCGGTATTGAGCCCGATGATGCCAAAAACGCCCGGAGTTCGTTTATTCACTCCTTTCGAGGAGGGGGGGTGACCACTTTGGACACGCTGGACATTGCCGGGGCGATCACCGGGCTATGGTTCAATGCCATCGTGTATGACGGCGGCGTTACGGTGGGCACCGGGTCGTGCGGAAAATACGCGCCGGCTGACCAGGAGGGCCGTTTCGGCTATATGAACATCTACACGAGCTCGGCCCTCAGCCAGATGTTCAGGTTTGACGTCAAGAATCGGGTGTTGTCCCCCTATTGCCCCACTGATTGGGTGCAATCGGGGACGGCGGCCGCCGGCGACAGGATCGGCACCTATGCGATTATCGATGGTCAGGACAAATACTCCTGCGTGTTCTTGATGGCGCACTTGACGAGCATTTCGCAAGAATTGATTATCGAGGTTTGACGGCGGCCATGGCGGGACCTACGTGCTGGTTGGCTTGACTTTAGAGGGGTAGGTTGGGTTGAGGCACGAAACCCAACGCAGGGGGTGATTGATTGTCGGGTTTCGTTCCTCAACCCAACCTACGGGCTCAACCCGACCTACGGGCTGGTGCTCGCCCTCGGCCGAGCTGGAGGCCGAATACCGGGAGACCTTATGCAAAGACTGACACCGGCGGGCCTGTTCTGGCTCGCGTATCTGCTGGGCTGTGCCGCCATACTGCTGGTGGGCACCGTTTTACTCCACGTTTGAAATAAAGAGGGGCAGAAAAACAAGGGTAGGTTGGGTTGAGGAACGAAACCCAACGCAGGGGGTGATTGATTGTCGGGTTTCGTCCCTCAACCCAACCTACGGGCTTTGAGCATCACATAACAGATAAAAGCGATTATGGAAAAAAGCAGGACATATGCGACGCTTATCCAGTTACTTTTTTTCACAGTTTTGCTCCCGCCACAGTTGGGGCAATAATTCCCTCCAGTGGCCATGTCACAGCCGCAATAGGTGCATTTCACTAGATCCATGGGTGTACCTCCTTATGGTCGGCGGAAGAGTTAATGAAAAAAGATACCCATTTTGACGCGAGGGGACAAGCAGTAAAACTGCTTGACACTAGGGGCCATTTCGGGCAAAGCTACCCGTGCAGCCGCAAGAGCGGTTGCCGGGTTTGGTAGCCCGGAAATGTAGGCGGACACACCGCCGCCCCTCCTTAGGCGGTTTTTTTGTGTCCGCACCTCAGCGCTCGACTCTTTTGGGCGGTGCTGGGTGGGGAGCCCTCGGGCTCGCCGGTGCCTACGTTCCGGTCTACCAACCTACTCAGCTCCGCCCTTTTTTGTTTGGTAGCAGGAGGGCGGGATATTTAATCCCAATGTAGGAGAAACATCATGAACGGAAACAACCTCACCCCCACCGGCCTCTTCAACCCCAACCTGAGAATGTCCAGCGTCGAGATCGCCGAGCTTACAGAGAAAGAGCATAAGCATGTTTGTCGCGATATCAGAAATATGCTCGAAAAGTTGAAGGAGGATCGCTACGCAGAAATGGACAAAGACGCCCCGGAATATGACAGGGGTAGCAGGACCCAGTATAAATATGCGAAGCCTTCAACCATCCCTAAAGTGCTGGATCATTTCTTGGGAGATGGTCCACGTCTGGACCATGACAAAGCTGAATATGCCGTCACTGCTGAACATGACGCCAGAGGATATATTGTTTCCTATTTTCTAGATTTTCATTCAAGCATGGTCCTTATCACGGGGTACGATGTAGCGATCAGATCAAAAGTCATCGCTCGCTGGATGCAACTCGAACGGGGCGAGGCCCTGCCGGCCGTCCAGCAGAGGCAGATGGTGGTGGTGGACATCCAGGAGCACATTGCTCTGCTCAAGGAACATACCGACCTGCTCAAGCAAGCCATGGCATCGTTAAAAAAAGAGGCGAACAACCGCAAAAACTTCACCGCCGATGATGACGCCCGAGTGCTGCACCTGCACGGCCTGGGCTACACGCCCGCGCAGATCGGCGACGCTATCGGCAGGAAAAAAGGGTCGGTGCGCTCTTGCCTGCGCCGTCTCCACAAGAAAGGAATCCTCGCCGATGCATCCCGCTCAAAGGACGGGGGACAGATGGAGTTGTTTCCGGCAGGCGTTCTTGATGGCGGGGAGGAGTGAGCATGGGTGAACTCGAATTGATGCAAAGAGACCATGCCCAACAGCTAGGGTTCTCTGAAGAAAGCGAGGCTTTCATTGCCCACAAGGAAGGGTTTATGTTTGCGGCCTACGTCGTTGCCACTAACATCCAGGAAAGGATGGAAGAGGGACGTGTCCAGGCAGGGATGGAGGAGGTGCAAAAAACATATGGCGAGCTGCTCCTGTGGAGAGACAAGGACCCCGAGGTGCCCCATGGCCTCAACCATTGACCCGACCAACCATCCAGCCGACCACATCGACCATGCTCAGGCCATGCTCGGTTTCCTTTCCCTGGTGATCGGGGGGAGCCGCAGCGATCTCTGCCTGACCAGCAGGGATACCGAGGGCCTGAGCTACATCCTCGGCCATATCGAGGACAACCTCAAGCAGGCCCTAACCCGGCTTTAACGGTCCATTAACAAACTGCTGACAATTGTCAGCATTCTCCCCGGGGAGGCCATCGCGGCCTCCCTTTTTTCTTGTTCCGTAACGCTCCGGCTCCCGCCCCCCGCCTCGATCCCCTATATTGCATCCTACAAATGATGGCCCGGACAGCCATCCATTTTTTCCTTCTGTGGGTTGGGGGCAGGTTTCGCGCCTGCCCCCTCTTTGAGGTTTGCCATGCACCGTGATCTTTCACCGGCGGTAACGCTGATCAAATCATTCGAGGGCATCGAGGACGGCGACCCCACTACGGTCAACCTGGATCCCTATCTCTGTCCGGCAGGTTACTGGACCATCGGCTGGGGCCACGTGGTGCTTGATGCCGATGGCACCCAGGTCAGAGGTGCCGGAAATCGCCGCAAGGCCCGGTCCATCTACCCGCACGGCATCACCATGGCCGAGGCGGAGGCCCTGCTGGCCGACGATATTCGTCCTCGGCGGGCCGCTATAGAGCGATTGTTAAAGGTACCGCTTTCCGATAACCAGTTTTGCGCTTTACTGGACCTGGCATACAACATCGGCCTCGGGGACTTCGCTCATTCCACACTGTTGCGGGACGTGAACAACGGTGCTTTCAGCAAAGTTCCGGCGCAGTTCATGCGGTGGACCAAAGCCAAAGGCAGGGAGATGGCCGGGCTGAAACGACGCCGCGAGGCAGAGGTGGCGCTGTGGCAAACCCTATAACGGCATCAGCGGGAGCCAAGATGAAAAAACGAGGGCGACCCCGCAAGGTCCAACTGGAGCCCCAGGCGTGCCCCCACGCACCGAAGAAACGGGGTCGGCCTTGCAAGGTTAAGCCGGAGGCCCTGGAGAGCGTTCCCACGCGGGAGCATAGGAACGAGGGGCAACCGGATCGAATGGCCTTGCTGATGGGGGTGCATGCGGAATGGCAGAGAAAACGATCTCAAGAGGTGCAACCATGAAGAGAATTTTCGCCAATCTGGTCCTGGCGGCTCTGCTCGGCGGCTGCGGCACCACTATAAAAAATCAATACACCGTCACCGGCGATCGCAACACCTTCCGCTGCGACAGCGCCGCCGGGCAAGACAAGGTGATCAGCCCGAGCCTCGGGGCCTCGATGTCGGCGACCGCGGCGGCCTCGCAGCAGGGAGACGCCACCAACAGCGGTAGCTCGGAGTCCAGCGCGCAATGATCAAAACTTTTGACGCAAAAATTGCCCTTGATCCGAAACAGATCGTCTACCAGAGCGGCTACAAGTACCAGCTGAGAGAGTCGTATTGCTGCGCGGTCCAGATCTTTCCGGAACAGGACATCGTTACCGAGTTCATCAGCCTCAGCACTGCCGGCAGGTTGGAGATCAAGAGCGGCTACGCTTGGGACGGCCCGAGCGGCCCGACCATCGACACTAAAGATTTCATGCGCGGATCGCTGGTGCATGATGCCCTGTATCAGCTCATGAGGGAAGGATGGCTTGATTACAGCGTGTGGCGTGCCCCCGCAGACCTGGAGCTAAAACGAATCTGCCGGGAAGATGGAATGAACACTGTAAGGGCCTTTTTTGTTCACAGAGCAGTTTCCCGGCACGGTGAGCGGTGCGCTGATCCGCGATCGATCAAGCCTCTCATAACCGCACCTTAACCTGGCGAGAAATAGTGGACGATGCGGATATTGCCCAGCGCAACCGGGAATGCCTCGAAGGCCTGCAGCTGCGGGCCAGGCTGGAGGCCATGCCCTGCGGCGAGGCGGCGGAAGAATGTGAAGACTGCGGCAAGCCGATCCCGGAGACGCGGCGGCAGGCGGCCCCGGGTTGCACCCGGTGTATCGGCTGTCAACAACGGTTTGAACGACGATTAAAGGAGCGGCGGTGATTGTGCCCATCAACTGGCAGGCGGTGGCCTGGCTGACCGGACTCGCCCTGGCCTGGACCGGATTCCTGGTCGGGATCATCCGCTGGCTGCTGGGCCGCGAGATTAAAAGCCTGGAAGAACGGTTGGCGGCGGCCTCGGCGGCGGCCAAGGAAGCATCATCCAAACTGAATCAGCATCGAGAGGAATACCTCAAGTTTTTGGGAACCCTGCCGCTGGACTACTACCGCAGGGAAGACATGATCCGCTTTGAGACCATTACCCATGCCAAGCTGGACGCATTGGCGGATATCTTTCTACGACTGGAGTGCAATAAATGCAAAATCAAGCCCCAATGATCGACCCCGAGAAGGCCCGTCGGGAGAACCTGCGCTGGTTCATCCTCCTCACCCTTAATGCGGCCCGACCGCTGGGGACCTCCGAGGCGGTGATGCTCTCCACGGTGCGAGGAATTATCCCGGACTGTACCAGTCGCGAGTTGCGCAACGAACTCAAATACCTGGAGTGCCGGGAGCTGGTGATCATCAAGGGGATAGATAGTCCCTGCTGGCATGCCGAGCTCACCCGGATCGGCGTCGACCTGGTCGAATACACCGTGCCCTGCGAGGCAGGCATCGCCCGCCCCGAGAAGTACTGGTAACCCCATGCCGCCCAAGAACAAGGTCTATACCCTGCCGGAACCGATCCGGGTCTGGCTCGACCAGACCCTGGCCGCCAATGGCGGGCAGCAGTTCGCGGCCCTGGAAGCGGAGCTCTCGGCCAAAGGGTTCAAGATCTCCGACTCGGCCCTGCAGCGCTACCATGCCACTGACTTAGGCCCCAGGCTGAAGGCCCTCAAGCTCGCCACCGAGAGCGCCCGCACCGTGGCGGCCGCCATGGGCGAGAACGACGGCACCATGCTGGAGGCCCTGACCGGGCTCTGTCAGGAGCGGCTGTTCAACCTGCTGCTGGAGGTCGATACCGAAAACATCGACGGCACCATCCTCAGCAAGCTGGCCCGGGCGATCAGCAACCTGGCCACCGCCTCGATCAACGTCAAGAAGCATGTTGCCGATGCCCGGGCGAAGACCGCCAAGGACGTGGCCGAGATGGCGCGGACCATGACCCCGCAACAACTGCAGGCGGAGATCAAGAAGGTCTATGGGATCTGAACTCTTCTACCCTTATCAGCAACGGTGGGTGGCCAATCCCAGCCGCTTCAAGATCGGCATGTTCGCCCGCCAGACCGGCAAGACGTTCACCACCACCTTCGAGGTGGCCAGCGATTGCCAGCTGGCGGACCTGGGCGGCAAGAGGGCTCGCTGGGTGATCCTCAGCCGGGGCGAGCGCCAGGCCAAGGAGGCCATTGAAGAGGGCGTCAAGCGCCACTGCCAGGCCCTGGGATCGCTGGTCCGCAGCTACGAGCAGGACTACAAAACCGACGGCGCCACCTACCGCAGCCTGGAAGTCGAGTTCCCCAACGGCTCGAAGATTACCGCCCTGCCCGCTAATCCGGACACGGCCCGGGGATTCTCCGCCAACGTCTTCCTCGACGAGTTCGGCTTCCACCAGGACAGCCGCAAGATATGGACCGCCCTTTTCCCGGTGATCAGCGCCGGCCACAAGCTGCGGGTGGTGAGCACGCCCAACGGCAAGGGCAACAAGTTTTTCGATCTGATGACGGGCGTGGATGACATCTGGTACCGCCAGACCACCGACATCTACCAGGCGGTGGCCGATGGCCTGCCCCGGGATATCGAAGAGCTGCGTGCCGCCCTGGGCGATGAAGACGCCTGGGCACAGGAATATGAATTGAAATGGCTGGACGAGGCCTCGGCCTGGCTCAGCTTTGAGTTGATCAGCAGCTGCGAGGATGACCTGGCCGGACGGCCCGAGCTCTACAGCGGCGGCCCCTGCTACGTCGGGGTCGATATCGGCGCCCGCAACGATCTCTTTGTGATCTGGGTGGATGAGCTGGTGGGCGATGTCGCCTGGTGTCGCGAGATCATTGCCCGCAAACGGATCAGCTTTGCCGAACAGGATGCCTTGCTCGAAGAGGTCTTTCAGCGGTACCGGGTGCTCCGCTGCTGCATGGATCAGACCGGCATGGGCGAGAAGCCGGTCCAGGATGCGCAGCGCCGCTACGGCTCCAGGGCCGAGGGCGTGCTCTTTACCGGCCCCAACAAGCTGATCATGGCCACGCTCGGCAAGGAACAGTTCGAGGACCGCAAGTGCCGGATCGCCATGGGCGACAAGGATCTGCGGGCCGATCTCCACAAGCTGAAGAAGGTGACAGGCCCCACCGGAGCCCCCCGCTTTGTCGCCGAGAGCGACAGCAGCGGCCATGCCGACCGGACCTGGGCCAAGTTCCTGGCGGCCAATGCGGCGGCCTCGCCCACCTTTGACCCGGTGATCCAATCCACCGGCCAGGTGCGGGCCTCGGCGGGACAGGCAGACTTTACCGGCACTGCCGGCAGACGGGACACCCAGGGGTACTAGATGACACTGAACAAAGATCTGCGCCAAGAGATCGCCACCATCGCCAAGGACCCGACAGTGGCCCTGTATGGCGGGGTCCTGAGCAATCAGGATGACACCCTCCTCTCTCGCGGCGGCGGCAAGGGTCTCAAAATCTACGACGAGATCGAGCGGGACTGCCACGCCTTCGCCGTCCTCCAGAAACGCAAGCTGGCCATCATCGCCCGTGAATGGCAGCTGTTGCCCGCATCGGAGAGCGCCCTCGATAAAAAGGCGGCGGAGCTGGTAGAGCGGCAGTTGCACAATCTCCGCTTTGACCAGGTCTGCGTCAAGCTGCTGGACGCCACCCTCAAGGGGTACAGCGTCGCCGAGATCCTGTGGGGCTATGACGGCGCGGAGATCGTGGCCAGGCGGGTCAAGGTAAAACCGCAACGTCGATTCATCTTCGATGAAGATCAGCAGGCCCGCCTGCTCACCCCGGTCGACCAGGTCAAAGGCGAGCAGTTGCCGCCGCGAAAGTTCATCGTCCATCGCTGCGGCGAGAAGGACGACGACAACCCATACGGGCTGGGGCTGGGGCACAAGCTCTTCTGGCCGGTGTTCTTCAAAAAGCAGGACCTCACCTTCTGGCTGACCTTTGTCGACAAGTTCGCCGCGCCGACGGCCGTGGGTGAATACCCCAACGGCACCAGCGAGGCGGACCAGAAAAAACTGTTGGCCTCGTTGTCGACGATTGCTTCCGAGGCCGGAATCATCGTCCCCCAGGGGATGGTGGTCAAGCTGCTGGAGGCGGCGCGCTCCGGCTCCATCGACACCTATGAGCGGCTGGCCCGGTACCTGGATGAGCAGATCAGCGAATGCGTGCTGGGGGAGACGCTCTCCACCAATATCGGCAACTCCGGGAGCCTGGCCGCGTCCAAAACCCATAACGAGGTGCGGCTGGAGTTGGCCAAAGGTGACTCGGATCTGCTCAGCGACACCCTCAACGAGACCCTGATCCGCTGGATCGTGGAGTTGAACCTGCCGGGCGCCAAGCCGCCCCAGCTGTGGCGGGACTTTGCCGAGGGCGATGATCTCAAGGTCCGCTCCGAGAGGGACAAGAACCTGGTGGAGATGGGATTTGAGCCGGACCTGAAATACATCAACGAGACCTACGGCGGCAAGTGGACCAAGAAAGCAAAGCCTGCCCAGCCGCAACAGCCGGCCCCAGGGGAGCCGTTACCGGCGCAGTTTGCGGAGGCGGAGGTCGACACCGTCGACCAATTGACCGAGCAGCTGCTGGCCGAATCCGACGGATCCGACATGGTGGCGGCGGTCTACCGGCTGCTGGAGGAATGCGGCAGCCTGGACGAAGCCCAGGAAAAACTGCTCGATCTCTATGAGCGGGTGCCAATCGACAAAACCGGCCAATCCCTGGGAGATCGTCTGTTTCAGGCGGAGCTGACCGGTCGGGCCGAGATCCTTGACCGCACCGAGGCGGACCAGTGACCGCCGAATACGGCAGCCTGCCCTTTGACACTGCGGAGCGATTCTTCCGCGACAAGGTCAACATCCCCACCAAATGCTGGGATGACCTCAAGAAGGGAGAGCATGCCCGGGGCTTCATGATCGCCGGGGCGCAGCGCGATGACCTGTTGTGCGACTTCCACGGGGCACTGCGCAAGGCGATCGAACAGGGCACCACCCTGGAAGAATTCCGCCGGGACTTCGACGGCATCGTCGGCCGCCACGGCTGGAGCTACAAAGGCGGCCGGGGCTGGCGGACGCGGGTGATCTATGACACCAACCTGCGCGCCTCCTACATGGCCGGACGCTACCAGCAGATGACCGACCCGGATGTCCTGGCCTACCGGCCCAACTGGCGCTATCGCCACGGCGACAGCCGCCGGCCCCGACGAGAGCATCTCGCCTGGAACGGGATGGTGCTCAGGCATGACGATCCGTTCTGGTCGACCCACTACCCGCCCAACGGCTGGGGCTGCAAGTGTTCGGTGGAGCCTTTATCGGATCGGGATCTGGGGCGGATGGGCAAGAGCGGCCCGGACACGGCGCCACCCTCGGTGATCGATCCTCAGACCGGCGCGCCGGTGGGGATCGACAAGGGCTGGGATTACAACATCGGCGAGGCGGCATTCGGCAAGCAGCTGTCGGCCAAGGCCATGGATGATTGGCAAGCGCAGGGCGCGAAGGCCTGGGAGAAATTGACGCCCGGGGATTGGAGCAGCCGGAACCGGCCGGAGCGCATCCCGGCCGACAGACCCAAGGCGAGTATCGGCCCCAAGCTGACGTCTATTCCCGAGGCGGTCAAGGCCTTGACCCAAATCATGGGCAGCGGGGAGCGGATCTATACCCTGCCCTCCGGCGGACGGGTGCTGGTAAATGCCGAGAGCCTGGCCAGCCATATCGATCTGGACCGCACCCCCTTTCTACCGTTGCTGCCGGAGGTCCTGGAAGCCCCGTATGAAGCATGGCTCTCCTTTGAACAGCACAAGGGCACCGGCAAGGTGGTGCTGCGGCAGCGGCTGATCAAGATGCTGCAGCTGGATAAGGATCGAGGGCTGCTGTTGACGGCACAAGCCAAGAACGGGGTACTGGAGGCGTGGACGATGGTGCCCACTTCGGACCGGAAATATCTGAACAAGCAGCGAACAGGGAAGCTTTTATGGGGAAGGGAAGAGTAGAGGGGGCCCTCACTCTCTCCGCAGCAGAGCGGGCGCCCGGTGTCGATTATCGGGGCTGCGGCCCAATCGTCACCATCGTCTCTATAAAATAGCGCAACCAGCAGAGATTGTCAAATGGCCGGAGCCTTCACCCTTATCGCCAAGATCGATGAACGCGAGGTCGTCGCGGCCCTGGATCGCCTGCGGCAGCGGGCTGAGCGGATGGCACCTGCCTTCAAGAATATCGGCGAGGAGCTGCAGCGCTCCACCCAGGAGCGTTTCGGCAGGCAGGTCGACCCGGAGGGCCGCCCCTGGCAGGAGCTCAAGGCTTCCACCCAGGCGGCCAAGGCCAAGCGAGGGCAGAGCAGCAAGATCTTGCGGCAGCGCGGCTACCTGGCCGACACCATCCGCTACCAGGTCAACGGCGGCGGCTTGCGGATCGGCACTAACAGGATATACGGCGCCATCCACCAGCTGGGGGGCAAAGCGGGCCGAGGGCGAAAGGCTGAGATCCCGGCTCGACCGTTCCTCGGCATCTCCGCGCAGGACCGTGAGCGGATCCTAGAGATCGTGACCGATTTTCTCGAAATGTAGGGGTTCCGCTGGCGAGCTCCAAAACGGCCCTCATTTGCAAAAACAAGGTGACACGTCCCGAAGGCAGGGCGGTACCTGGCCGGACGAATACAGGGAATTTTAAAGAGAGTTTAAAGGCATACCCGAGGGAGGGGCGCATGAAGAAGACGCTGGAGATATTCAAGGTGGGCAAACATACCACCGCAAGCGGCCAAACGCTCGAATTTAACGAGGCCGATCTGCAAGCCACGGTCGCGGCCTATGACCCGCAAAAACACGAGGCCCCCCTGGTGGTCGGACACCCGAGCATCGACGCCCCGGCCTATGGCTGGGTCAAAGGGTTGAGCTTTGCCGAGGGCGCCATGATCGCGGAACCCGACCAGGTCGACGCCGCCTTTGCCGAGCTGGTCAACGCCGGCCGCTACAAGAAGATCAGCGGCAGCTTCTACACTCCGGACGCCCCGGCCAACCCGGTGCCGGGCGTCTATTATCTCCGGCACGTGGGCTTCCTCGGTGCGCAACCTCCGGCGGTGAAGGGGCTGAAAAGCGCCAGCTTTGCCGCTGCCGAGGAAGGCGTGATCGAGTTCGGCGACTGGGCCGATCAGGTCGAGGCCGGGCTGTTCCGTAAACTCCGGGAATGGATCATCGCCAAGTTCGGCCAGGACGAAGCGGACAAAGCCCTGCCCGGGTGGGATGTGGATACGGTGCAGACCGAGGCCGCCCAAAGAGAAATTACAGCCGAGGCCACCCCGGTGTTCATGGAGGCCCTAACGATAAAGCCAACCCAGGAGGATCAAAACATGCTGACCCCGGAACAACTGGCCGCCAAGGAAACGGCGCTCCAGCAAAAAGAAGCCGCCTTTGCCGAACGCGAGGACAAACTGCGGCAACAAGAACGGGCCGCGGTTCACCAGGAGCACTGCTCCTTTGCCGAAGGCCTGGTACAGGCCGGCCGTCTGCTGCCGGCGCTCAAGGAGCAGGCCGTGGCCATGCTCGATTTCGCCGCCCAGCTTGCGGACGGGCAGGTGGTCGAGTTCGGCGAGGGCGACGCCAAGCAAACCCTCGCCCTGGGCGAATCCCTTAAAACCTTTCTTGCCGGCCAGCCGCAGATCGTGGCGTTCGGTGAGATCGCCAAACCGGAAGCCAAAGGAGCGACAATCGAGTTTGCCGCCGCACCCGGCTACACCGTCGATGCCGCCAGCTTGGAACTGCACAACCGGGCCGTGGCCTATCAGGGCAGCAACCCGGGCACCGATTACATGACCGCCGTCAAGGCCGTTCAATAACCCGTTAGATCGTATCCAAGGAGGATAACCCATGTCACGTCAAGCACAACCCCTGCTCGCCCTCAGTCTCACCGCCACCGGCATTATTGCCGAATATAGGTTTGTCAGCACAACCGTCACCCAGGCCGGAGCCGCCGCCAACACCCTCGGAGTGGCCCGGATGGCCGCCGCCGTCGGCGATGTTATCCCGGTCGATACAGTCGGCACGGCCATTGTCGAATCCGGGGCCGCCATTGCCGCCGGCGCGCTGGTCGAAACCGACGCCTCGGGCCGGGCCATAACCAAAGCAGCCGGGCCGTCAGTCGCCAGAGTGCTGCCCGGGCAGGCTGCCACCGCCCTCGGTCAGTTCATTGAAGTGCTCCTGATCCCCAACTAATCATTTTTTAATCCTTCGCGGAGGTATCGCACATGGTCATGAACGCAGCAGGAACCAGAGTCATCAATCCTGTCCTCAGCACGATCGCTCAAGGATACAGCCAGGCCGATCTCGTCGGCTCGGCCCTCTTTCCCCGGGTACCGGTGGAAATTTCAGGCGGGCAGATCCTGGAGTTCGGCAAGGAGTCCTTCAAGCTCTACAACTCCAGGCGTGCCCCCGGCGGTCCCACCAAGCGGATCTCTTTCGGCTATCTGGGAAAACCGTTCGCGCTCTACAACGACGCCCTGGAGGCCCCGGTGCCCCGCGAGTTTTTGCGGGACGCCAAAGTGGTGCCCGGCATCGATCTGGGTCAGCGGGCCGTCAACCTGGTCATGCGCAGCCTGATGCTGGGGCTGGAAGTGGAGCAGGCAGCCCTGGCCACCAATGCCGCCCAGTATGACGCCAACCACAAGGTTGTCCTCGCCGGGGTCACCAAGTGGAGCGACCCGGCCTCCGATCCCATTGCCCAGATGGAGACCTACAAGGAAGCCATCCGTAGCACGGTCGGCATCCGGCCCAACACCCTGGTACTGTCCGCCCAGGCCTATGCAGCGGCCAAAACCAACGTCAAGATCCGCGCCCAGTTCCAGTACACCAATGCCGACAGCATTACCCTGGAGATGCTCGCCCGGGTCTTTGATGTCAAAAAGTTGGTGGTCGGCGAAGCGGTCAGCTCCGACGATGCCGGCGTGATCTCCGATGTCTGGGGCAACAACGCGGTGCTGGCCTATGTTCCCGAAGGGGCCACCAGCATGGAAGTTCCTTCCTACGGATACACCTACACCATGAACGGCCATCCGCTGGTCGAAGAGCCCTACTATGACGATAACGCCAAGTCCTGGATCTACGGGGTGGGCTTCGAACGGGTTCCGGTTTTATCAGGGATCACCTCGGGCTATCTGATCCAGGCCGTAAAGTAAAAGAGGAGGACGCAGATGCCGAAATACAAGGTTTTGGAGCCCCTGGGTTATGACCGATGGCCCCCCTACATGCCGGGTGAGGTGGTCGGGATGGAGGAAGGCGAGGCGGCCGAGCTGGTCAAGAGCGGTGTCCTCGGCCCGCCGCTGCCCGAGAAAACCCGGCGCAAGGAGCTGGAGGCCTAAGCCATGCCCTACTGCACCCTGGACGATATCCTCGCGGCCATGCCGGAACAGGACCTGATCGAATTGACCGACGATGCCCCCACGGCGGAGATGGTGGATACCTTGCGGGTCGAGGCCGCCATTGCCGGAGCGGGCGAGTTGATCGACGGCTATCTCCGGGGGCGGTATGTGTTGCCGCTATCCCCGGTGCCGTTGCTGCTCAACACCCTGGCGGTCGACATCACCCGGTACCGGCTTTACGGGCTGCGGATCCGAATCACCCCGGCGGAGATGGTGGTTCAGAGCTACAAGGACGCCATCAAGCTGCTGGAGCAGATCCAGGTGGGCAAAGTGTCCCTGGGCACGGAAGCCATCGGGGGCGGGGTTGCCCCTGCAACCGGCGGGGTGCAGGTCACCGCGCCCGACCGGGTCTTTACCCGTGAAAACCTAGGGGATTACTGATGCTGGCCCGGATTGAAGAGGCGATTGTCGATCGCATCAAGGCCAGGATGATGGTGGCCGCCGGCAAGGTGGCCGTGCAGAAGGGGGGTCGAGGATATCCGGCAGCCCGGGGTCTATGTTTCGACCGAGACGGCCCGGTTCTCCAAGATCACCCCGACCACCTATCGCCAGGAGCTGACCCTGTATGTGGATATTGTTTTTTCCCATCTGGGGGGCGAGGGGGAGCGGCGCAAAGGGGTGTATCTTATCCTCGACGGGGTGATCCGGTGCCTGCTGCTGCAGACCCTGGGCCTGGCGATCACCCCGCTGATGGCCAAGGGGTGGAAGAACACCACAATCGAGGAACTGCGTGACAAGGGATTGATCGTCTACTCTCTGGAGCTACAGACCTCGTACAACCTGACCATGGAACGGGAAGAGGATGCCACCACGGTCGAGGGAGAAACGCCGGTTGACCTGATGGCCATTGGCCTCAACTACTACCTCAAACCGGGTGATGACCTGGCCGACGCGGTCGATATCGTCACCCTGGGAGATTGACAATGCAAGTGCAAGCATCGCCCGGGCTCAAGTGCCCGATGGAAACGGACCCCAGGTCCTATATCGATGACAACGCCAAGGGAGTGACGGTGCCAGATACCGCCTACTACCGACGCCTGGTCGATGACGGCTCCCTGGTGATTGTCGCCCCGAAACCAACAGCCCAGAAGGGGAATGAATAATGGCTTCACCAAACATCACCTTTGACAGCATCCCGGCATCGATCCGCAAGCCGGGCAAATATTTCGAATTCATCACCCGGCTCGCTGTCCGGACCCTGCCCGCCAATCTACAGAAGATGCTGATCATCGCGCAGCGGATGGCGGCAGGATCGGTGGCGGCCATGGTGCCGACTCAGATATTTTCCGACGCCCAGGCCGCTGACGCTTTCGGCAACGGCAGTCAGGCGCACCTGATGTGCCGGGCTGCGATCAGCGCCAATCCGTACCTGCAGCTGAGTGTCTGCGCGCTGGATGACGGCGCCGGGGTTGCGGCCACCGCGACCGTGACGCTTGCCGCCGCCTGCACCGCCTCGGGGACGCTGAAGCTGTGGATCGGCAACCGCAATGTCGAGATTGCCGTGACCACGGGGGATGCCAATACCGCCGTGGCTGCTGCCCTCAAAGCGGCACTTGACTTGAAACCCGATCTGCCTGTCTCCGCCTCGGTGGCCGTCGGCGTGGTGACCCTGACCGCCCGCAACAAGGGTCTGGTGGCCAATCGGATCGACATCGCCTATGAGCTTTCCGCCAAGGGTACCACGGTGACCCTGTCGGGAACGACCCTCGCTAACGGCACCATCGATCCGGATTCGGCCACAGCCCTGGCGAAAGTGTTCGGCGAGCAGTACGCCATCATCTGCACCCCGTACAACGACCAGACCAACCTGACCGCACTGCGGACGCATCTGGACAGCGTCTCCGGAGCGCTCGAACAGCGGCCCGGCGTCGGCATCTACGCGATCGACAGCGCCCTGGCCGCGGCCACGACCTTGGCCGGCCAGATCAATTCCGGCCGGATCCTCGGCGCCTATCTGCGCGGGACCAAGTCGCCTGATTTCGAGTTGGCCGCAGCGTATGCCGCCGTGGTCGCCGGCGAGGAAGATCCGGCCCGGCCGCTCAACACCCTGGAATTGACAGGGATCGCGGCACCGGCGGTCGATCAGCGCTTGAGCCGCACCGAGCAGGAGAGCTGCCTGAACAACGGCGTCGCCCCCCTGGAGGTCGGCCCCGGCGAGCGGGTCCAGATCGTCCGCGCCATCACCACCTACACCAAGGACGGGCAGGCTATCGCCGATATCTCCCTGCTCGACCTGACCACGATCCGGACTCTGGATTATGTGCGCAAGGCTTGCCGCGAGCGGATCAGCCTCCGCTTTCCCCGGGAAAAACTCTCCGGACGGACTGCGGAACGGGTGCGGACCGAGCTGCTCGACGTGCTCCTCAAACTCGAAGAGCTGGAGATTGTCGAGAAGGTCCTGGCCAATAAAGACGGTCTGCTGGTGGAACGTGATCTCCAGGACCCCAACCGCCTCGATGCCAAGATCCCGGCCGATGTGGTAAACGGCCTTCATGTCTTTGCCGGCCGCATCGATCTGCTGCTGTAATCGTCGATTAACGGAGGATTAAAACTATGTCTGAATATGTGACCAAGGTACGACTCGAAATCAATGGGCGGGACATCGAGGATTTTTCGAGTGTGACCGAGGGAGAGGTCGAGGTGGGCGCCCAGGTCAAGCTGATGAACACCACCGGCCATAGCTCCAAAACGGAACGCCCCACGGTGGAAGTTGATTATGTGATCCCGGCGGACAAACCGGAGTTCGACTTCAAAGCGGTCAAGGGCGGCACCCTCACCATCGATAAACAGAACGGGGTGCGGGTGACCTATACCGGGGTGCATTGCCTCAAGATCGGCTCCAGCAAGTACGATGCCGAATCGGAAAGCACGGTGCGGACCATTTCCTTCGGCGCCTCGGGCAAGGTGGAATGATGATCAAGGCAGCAATACTCCCCGATGGTGTGGAGATAGATGGCAAGACCTACCGCGACTATGAGCTGCGCGAGCAACTCGTGGTTGATGAGGTCGAGGTGCTGGAGGGTGAAGACGGAGCCAGGGCCATGAAAAGCGAATCCTTTTACAACGTGTGCATCCTGGCCCGGCGGCTGACCCTGCGAGGGTTGGGACGGGGCATTTCTTCCAGCGAGATGCTGGGGATGACCAGCGTCGATTTTAACCACCTGGTAGCAACGGACACGGCGTTGCAGGCTGAGAGGGCCTTGTTTCGAAACGCGGCTCAAGCCGCGCCGGATGCTCCATCTGGCACTCCTCAAGCTGGGGTTTGATTCAAGGACGATTGAGGCCATGCCGGAAGGCGCGGCCAAGGCATATTTTGTTGCCGCCGCCGAGTTGGCGAACCCACCCAAGAAAAAGCAGTACAAGGTGTTAAGGAAGAAAAATGGCTGAGAACATGCGGCTCTACCTCGAACTGATGGGAAAATCCGGCAACCTGCGCGGCGAGCTCAACAACGCCCGTGGAGCGGTGTCCCGGTTTTCCTCGGGGGTCAAGAGATCGCTGGACAGCATCGGCAACCGTTACGCCACCCTGCTCACCGGCGGCGCCGCGGTGGCTGCGGTGAAAAATATCGGCGACCTGAGCCAGCGATTGACCATGCTGGGTATTCAGGCCGGGAAATCGCAAAAGGAGATTGACGGCCTCTATCAAACGGTCCTGAAAACCGCCAACATGCCCGACATCCGGGTCGCGCCAGCGCAGTTGCTGGATGCGATCGACACCATTGTCGAGAAGACGGGCGACTTTGACCTGGCCACCAACAGTTTGCGCAACATGGGACTGGTGATGCGGGCGACCGGAGCCGCCGGCAAGGACGTGGGCGACCTGGTTGCCAACATGAAGGAAAAGTTCAATGTGGGGACGGATGCCGAAATGCTGGCCGCCCTGGACATCCTGATTAAACAGGGCAAGGCGGGCGCTTTCACCTTGAGAGATTTGACCACCCAGGGCAACCGGGTAACGGCCGCCTACGCCTCCATGGGTGGCAAGGGCGTTGAAGGCATCAAGCAGATGGGCGCGGTGTTGCAGGTGTTTAGGAAGTCGGCAGGAGGCCCGGAAGAAGCTAGCACGGCCTTTAAAAATATGTTCAGCGACCTGATGGAGAAGCAGAAGGTCTTGAAAAAGATCGGCGTCGGTATCTGGGACCCGGCCGAGATGAAAAAAGGACATAAGGTCTTGAAG